AACAACAAATTCTTATGGATCGCTTTAAAGATGCTGGACTGTTAAAAGGTAGTACCTATCGCTGGCTTGATCCAGATAATACGTCTCGATAGAAGGCCATATTTCGTGAATCTTCTATATTTAATTGAACTACTGAGGTATAAATGGCTAACCCTTTTGACTATGATACATATTTTAGCAATAAAGCAGCAGAAGCAAATGATCCTCTTGTTCAAAAGCTAGATGGCATAGTTGCCACTCACGATAAAAAATTAGAAGAATTAGAAGATACATCCTGGGTAAAAAAATATAATTTAGATCCTAATAGTGTCGCAGGTAATGTAGTAGATACTGCCGCATCCCTTGTATCTGGAGCATCTCGTGTTGCTGGTCACTTACGTCAGCTGCCCAATAGTGTAACGGCTAGCATTTACAATGCAAATGTTGATAATAGCCATATCTCTGCATACAATAGATTCCAAGGTGGTAAAGCAACCCCTCAGGATATCAACCTCTTAAATACTAGACCCAGCCCAAATCTACAAACACCATTAGAGAATATAAAAGCTTCACAAGCGAACCGTGCTGCAGCCCAAGAAATTAATGAATATCACAATGTAAGAAATATTGTTGATCAATCTGGGCGTGAAGCTTTCACTAAAGAAATAGGTGAAGGCTTTGAGAAAAACTATTCTGAGGCTACTGAAGGAGTAGATGAGATTAAGGAAGGGGAGTTTATCGCTGGACTCTCTAAACTAACCTCAGGAGTAGGTAAGTTAATAGCTAATGCTGGGTCAGCTGTACTTAATAATAAAGCTACTGCAGTAGAGTATATAGTTGAGAATATACCCCAACTTGCTCTTGGAGTATTTGGAAAAGCAGGTACTATTGCTTTAGTGAGTAGTAATGCTGGCTATGCAATAGAACAGTATCAGATGGGACTTGAGGCATATAAGAAAAAACATAATGGACAACTACCCTCAGTAGAAAAACAAGAAGAGATGGCTGGAAATGCACTTATGCTTGCTGTTGTAGAGCATGGTAGTGATGTAGTCAGTTTAGGTATGACTAAGCTAGCAGGCAAAGCAGTTACGAAAGCAGCTGGAGATGCTGCTAATCGTACTAGTATACCGAAAGCAGTTAAAGAAACCGCTAAGGGAGGCACAGTAGGTTTAATTACTGAAGCTCCTACTGAAGCCTATCAAACATACATAGAAGGTAAGATTGTTGATGAGCCTGCAACACCTAAAGATATATTTACAAGCGGTGTGATTGGTGGAGTTGCTGGTCTTGGATTAGCTGGTAGTGGTCGTGCTTTACATGAAGGTGCAAAGCTATCTGCGCAGAAAGCTAGATTTAAAGATGATCCTATAGAGAAAGGTTTAGCTGAGAGGAGTGCTGCAGCCATAGAGAGCGGGGATATAAATTCAATGGTTGACCCTGCTAATAAGAAGACTTATGCCCCTGATGAGGCTATAAGGGCTTTACATGGTAATGCCAAAAGAGAAGATACAACAGAAGAAACTAAGCAAGAGCACCTAAAGACAGCTGATGATGCAATTGAAGCATTAGTTAAAAAAGAGACCGCATTAGAGGGAATATTAGAGAGTACTGAAACCTTACAAGGTATAGTTAATAAGGCTTCACTTCAGGTACAAGAACTTGAATCAGCTGAATCCCCTGATTTGTCTAGGATAACAGAACTTAAAACAATTGTAGATGCTTACCAATCTGAGATTGATCGAAGGAAAGATAAAGGGGAACTATCAAAGGCGGAGAGAAAAGCTTATGAGAAAGAACTAGCTGAGAAAAAAGCCATACTTGTTAGAGCTAGAAAAGAAAAAGTTGAGTTAGACGAGTATGTAATACCAAACAAGGTAATGGACAAGCTAATAGATAAAGCTGCTGGTACAGATACTCTAACACCAGAAATGTCTGCGGCAATAGATTTCATAAAAAGCTTTGATGATGCTGGTGGGGCAGTAATGAGTACTGCACCCATGAAGAGAGTAGCAGAAGCTCTAGGATTAACTCTTGATTCTAAAGAAAAACCAGAAGCTCTCGCTGAGAGAATACGTGAAAAAATAGTTGGTAGTGCAAATACTAAGGAGGTAGCTGCTACTCCAAGTGATAATACAGAGGCTACACGGGCTGCTAACATAGTGATAACACATGCTATGAAGAATACTGACCGAGTACCTACTGAAAAGCTAAAGAAGATAGCTAACAATAAAGGTAATGGTCTTACTAAGTCACAGAGGGATTTCCTACGCAAAGTAGCAAAAGCACGAGAGCTTAAGAAGTTTTCTGAAGGTTTAGTTTTAACATCCAAGGATATATTTGAAGGCAACCAAGGAAATAAAGGACTTCTTCAACATACCCAAGTTTTCAACAAAGCAATAAAAGCTAATAAAGCAAATGAAGCAGCTAATGAGATAGATGCTTTAAAGAAATTCGCAACTGCTCATTCTGATAAAGCTTGGGCATTGTCTAATATACATGCAGCACTTAAACCAAATGAAGAGGTACAAGCAGTTCTTGATGCCAATAAAGGTTGGAGTGTAAACAAAGGTGAGACATTAAGTCCTGCAGAGTTAAAGAAAAGAAATGGGTTAATAATTAGGAAAACCTCATTTAAGTTAATTGATGCAATTAAGAGTGAAGCACGGGCGCTTAAAGCTGCTCTTACGGCAATGGAATCCCAGTATAATCTCGTATTCTCTAATATTCCTCTTGATGACCTTAAAGGGGGCGGAGATGATGATGACCAAGCCTCAGTTGTTAAAACAAAGGAAACAGAACAAGTAAAGGCAGAGGTTAAAAAATCTACTGCTAAACAAAGAGCTGAATCAAAGAAGGTTATTACTTCAGACGATACCATGAATGAAGCTATCATTAAGATGGGTGGTATCAGTACTACTTTGAAGCTTGATATAACTGGTGATACTAAAGGCAATCAGGGAATCCCATTCATTGGTTCATTATTTAAAGAAGATGGAAAGTTTACTGACTTATCTGATCTAGCTACACAGCTAGAACAGTATGGATACTTTACGCAAGCAGAATTAGAGGATGTGGATGGTGGGGCTCAATTACTAAGAGACCGTATACGTGAAGAATATGACGGTGGAGAGGCTCATAAAATATCATCAGAAATAGAAGACGAAGCAGAAGCTGCCATGCAAGAAAGGGCAGAGCAAGATCAAGAAAAATCAGAACAAGTAAAAGAAGAAGATTTTAATATATGGAGTGGTTCAGGGGAGAATGCAATCCTTAGTAATCTTGCTAATCGCCCTTTTACATATGGAGGTATAAAGTATAAATCAGTTGAACATGCTTACCAAACTGTGAAGTCTGGTAAATTTGATCAACAAACGTATGATTACAAGGGTTGGGGGAAAAATAATAAACTTCGTGGTCGTCTAAGCGAGAATAGAGATAAGAATTTAGACATCATGGATACATTAATACGTACCTCTCTTGCTTCTGGGGAACCGGAAGCTGTTGAGGCGCTTGCGCTATTAAAGGAATCAGGTAATAAGACGATTACCCATAAGGGCCCTTATGGATCTGATATTTGGACAACAGAATTTCCTCGTATATTAGATAAAATACGGACCCAAGAAAGGGCAGAAAATCCAGAGCAAATAGATAATAAAGATATAATTATATTTCCTAATGGGCTCAACATTATAAAAGGTTTTACGCCTATTAGTGAGTTAGAAAAGTTTTATAAAAGTGGAGCAATCCAACAATTAATTAAATCTAATAAGCTTGAGACACAAAAAGCTCGAGATACTGCTTGGTTTGGGCCAGTTCCATATTCGTACTCGAATGGGACATATGAGCATGTGCAGAAAGATATGCCCCCAGTACTTATCAAGATAGCTGAAACCTTAGAGCAAGAACTTGGACATAAGCCAGGCTACCTTAATAGTGGGTTAATGAATGTAATTCCTGCAGGTAATAAAATTGGTAAACACGCAGATGCTGAAAGTATTTTCTTACGTGATGATGAAACTATAGGGTCTGTAGTCACTGTTAGTTTTGGTGGAGAGGCAAAGATTACGATAACACGTAACGGTGGTAAGAGAGAAAGTATGTCATTTACGGCAGAGAGTGGTGATATATACACTATGCCAGATGGTAAGTTTCAACAAGAGTACTTACATGCGGTAGGACCAGCAGAGACTGAACGAGTTAGCTTAACTTTTAGACATATACCTAGGAGTGTAATAAAAAAGGCAGAACAAACGGAAGCAGCATTACCTGTAGAAGAAATTAAAGGATTAAATGCGCTTAATAGAGAATCTAAACCTGCTATAACAGGTGAAGATGGTACTGAAAGTCAACTTCGTGAGATTATAGCTGAGGACTTTCTACAGACCGATGGTATTGGTACTGATGGAAAAACAAACCCACTGATTACTGTTAAAGATCTATATACAGCGTATGAGAAAAAGGAAATTGAAATTGCAGATTTCTTGGATTCTGAGGGTTTAACTGAAAAACAAGATCAAGCAATAAAAGAATTCTTTTCTACATCAGCAAAATGGTTCGATAATATTCAGGAAAACTTACCAAAATTTGTACCAGATAATCTCAGGCAAAATGATGTAATGCAGTACTTCGTAGATACTGTGGGTGAGGTTAGAGACACAGAAGAGAATGTTAAACTTGCTATATCCCTTGCAGTTATTAAGTATATAGGCGATCACGCTAGTGATAACTTTAGTCTATCAGATGAACGTATTAATCAGATTTTAGGAAGAGATAGAGATATACCAGTATCTAAGACTGCAAGAAAAGAATTAGGGACTAGTGGAGTATCTAGATCTATATTACTAGATAGTTTAGGCACCACAGTTATGCAAGCCTTAGGACTTAAAGCAAAGAATACTACAGGACAACATTGGGAAGCTAGATTACGTGCTACCTTAGGGCAACATGCATTAAAACTAGCTGAAGATTCAGGCTTAATAGTAGCTACATCTATAACCAATAAGAGTATGACGACCTTAGTACAAGAAGGTCTTGATAGTAAGCAAATAGAAGAACTTAGTAAAAGGAAGTCTGGTCAGCCTACAGTGGCTCCTACAACATCTGGGGAAGTAGAAGTACATAAAAGGACTGATGTAAGTGATGATAAAGCTGCACATATATTTTATGCAATAACACGTGGGGTGAAGACTAAGAAGAAGTACACTCAACAACTCCCGTCTCCACAAGCTGAAAAGATTAGAGAGATTACTAGTGGGTCAGAAGGCATACTTAATAAATTATTTGGCGTAGAAGGAGGAAATAAAACACCTACTTTAAGTCCAACTAAGTCTATTAATACTAAGATTAAAAGCGGCGTAAGAACTATTACATCTCTAATTCCTGAAGTATTAATAGATGTTATTAATAAAAAAGTTGAGACTAAGCATAATTTAAATGTACCTGTTGTAAGAGTATTAGAGTCTCTTATAGGGTCTAATAAAGATATTTGGGATAATAATCCTATACTGTTTAGAGTACTTGGAGCTCCTACTATAACTCCTCAGAATACTCATGTTATTAATCGGCCTGGCGCAGAAGCGGGGAATACAGCAAGAATATTAGAATACGACAATATTGTACGTTTTGCTAACGAACTATTAATACCTTCTAAAGAAGGTCTTGATACACCCTTCTATTATGACCATACAGTATGGAAACAGCATAGAGTTGGAATTGCCCAAGCAGATTTTAATCCAGTAAACAGTAAAATATCTCGCTACCTATCCGCTGCAACATCATGGAAAGAAACTATTACGATAGGTGATAATCCAGCAATGACAAGGTTTGCCTTAACAATTGCTGAAGACCTAGGAATTAGAATTGAAGAGAGACAATTTGATTCTATTTGGTCCGAAGTTCAAAAAAGAATATCTAACCAAGAATTACCATATTTTGCTGCCATTGACGCAATAACAGAGTTATTAACTGATGGTGTAATTCTTACTCCTGATCAGCAAAATGATATTGCTGTTGCAGTAGAAGCAGGCGGGCAGAATGTACAATCGCTTAATGCTCTTGTCAATTTAGCTTCTTATAAGGCTGCTAAAGATAGGAAGGCAAAAACGGGTAATAAAAATCAAACATTTGATGCACAGATGGTATCAGTAACTGATGGTGTAGCCAATGGTACTATGATTAACCATATTCTATATGGGGCCTTTAATAATGTTAAAGACTTAGCAAAATTTGTAATAAAAGGTGGTATTTTTAGTAAAGGAGATAGTTACGCGAATTACCCTGCTTGGAGAAGTAAACATGGAAATAAAGATATTTATGAGGCTACAGGTGCAAAGTTAAAAGATGTTTTGGCAGATGATACGTACATGGATAGCTTTAGGGATGAATCCTATCCAATAATCGCCTCAATTGAAGTAATTGCTAAGCCGCTCTTTGCTGGCGATATGCGAAAGCTTATTAAAGGTGTTTTTAATCCTCTAATGTTTAGTTCTAGTATGTTTCGTATACAAGAGAAACTAGGAGATGACTTTATTAGTCAATACTATAAGGGGCTTGAGCGTATATCAGTAAAATATAACAGTTATGGTACTAATAAAACTAAAGCGCAACGTAACGAACATAAAGAAGAACTTGATATTTATATTGAGAGTGTAAACTGGCTCCTCGAAAAAGGTGGAGCTGAGCTACTAAATACTGAGTTGTCCATACAAACACTTATGGAGACCGAACTTACTGACGACCAAGTACTTAAATTAAAAGCTGAGTTTAAAGAATACATAAGTGCCCCGCTTATAAAGATACTAAGGGAAGATTTTGCAGTATTTATAGATCGTCAAGATAAAATTAATAAAGCAGCACAAATGGCTAGTGGTTTATATATAGTAATTTATGAAAGCGAACGTAAAGTAGAGATTGAAAGGTTAATGGAGAAAGGTGAAATAGCAAAAACTAAGAGTGGAAATCCAGCTAGCGATATGAATGCTAAACAGGAAGCTGCCTTTGCTAAATCACTTAAGGAAAGGGGAATAGAACCAATAGTACATACTGCAATGTCAAAAGCAGAGGATAACTTAGAGAGTGGTTTATTCTTGGGTAAATCTTTCCGTAGTACAGCTGAGTATGGTAATTCAGCTTATACAGCTAGAGTCCGTCACAATAGGAAAACTGTGGGTGGTGCTAATTCAGCATCTGTCAGAGGATTTAGAAGCTATCTTGAAAGTGTTGGGATATCTACACCTGCATGGTTGACCCATTCACTTGATAGCCAAACATCCCATCTTACACAATTAGAGTACGATATATTAAACATACATGATGGTCTAGGTGGGAGTTTAAGTAACCATGACGGTATTGTAAAACTAGTAAACGAAAACTTTGCTAAGTCTGTATTGGCATACTCTCCAGGAGAAGAGCTAGCTAATACTCTAGAGCGGGTAGTTCAAGGTGTCTCTACTATGACAAAAGCTGGAGAGCTCTCTCCGGATACCTTACAAGCATTGACAATATTTTTAACAAATACCGCAGAAAAGATAAATAGAGATAATAAATGGAATAGTGACTATATTAAAACTTCTGGGAGAGAAGTACTAGGGCAAACAATCTCGGGTATAGTAGAGTCTACTTTTAAAGCAAATGAACTTAAGTTCCAGTTACTACAAAATTTAGAAAATGTTGGACAATATGCCTCTCATACTAGTAGTTTTGAAGTGCCACAAGAGTTCCGTAAAAAGGCAAATACAAAACTACTAGAATTATATAAAGCTGGTAATAAGCTTGATTCAAATGTAAGCAAAGCAGAGAAATCAATTATAGGAGAACTTGACTTTGGGGAGGAGCAAGTTACAGAGACTGAGTTTGGTAAATTAGGGACCTCTAACACAGAGTCTAATACTGCTTTGGTTGACTTTTTTGAGCGTAATAAAAAGACCACAGCTAAGAAAGTATTTCAAATATTAGAAAATACATATGGTAAGGATACTGGTGTAACTAATAGTGATTTCTATCTAAAACTATTAACTAAGTTAAAGCTAGCATTACCAGATGATTTGCCGATTACTTATATTACTGCTGATACAAAGAAAGAGGATATCCGTGGCGTACCAGAAGACTTAGAGGTACGCGGTTGGACATATAGAGATGGGCAAAAAGTAGGAGTTGCTATTCTAGGTACCGAATTTAAAAACTCTGGAATAACCCATGAGCTATTAGTACATGAGTTGATGCATGCGGCATTATCTGGATTTATTGCAAAGAAAACAAATAACCCACATATTGTTGCTTTAGGGAAATTACGTATACAAGCTATAGAATATATTGAGGCCAATAGGAAAGAGTTTTCCGAGAAAGAACTTAGAGGTTTTAATGCAGCAACTAGTAATCTAGACGAATTTATATCCTGGGGTATGTCTAACACTCAGTTCCAACAAAAAGTATTAATTAAACTAACACCACCAGAGAATAAGCAGGAGTCTTGGCTTTCAACCCTTAGAGATGGATTACAGGAGTTTATCTTTGAGATTGCTAGCGCATTCTTTGGTTCTTGGACTAGGACTGATAGCACAGCTGTCACTGGTATGCATGAACTAATAGTGCATGTCTCAGGGCTTATGGAACAAGTTATTGAGAGTAGGGATGCTAAAGATACAGGGGATACTTCAGGTGGGCTTACTATACTGCCTATGATATCAGGAACTACTATAGATGCAGATATTGAAGCATACACTACATTAGATATTTTTAACGCATTCCCAGATGATGGGAGAGGAGCACCAGAGTTTAAAGATCACCTTCGTGAATTACTAGAAGGTATCGTTGATAAGCTTCACGGGCCCTTTGGAAGCTTCAAGGAAGCCTTACGGAAGGATGCGGCTAGTAACCCCTTAGAAGTGTGGCTTAAGGCGTTAGACGATGGTAAAGCACCCTTTGCATCGGAAATACTAGGTTCAGGATTTACTGGCAATAAGCAGCAGGGTTTCGTTATACAACAAGTTGAAGCTACTATGCGTGCTGCTTTAGATTCTAATATGCATACTGTAACCAATGAATCATTGCGCACAGAGCTAAAAAGATTATTTAAAGAAACTAAAGATCGGCTTACTCCAGAAGATTTCAGAGGTAAATTCGGAGCAAACACATTAGAAGATGCTACAGAACTATATGATTTTGTTTTTAGTGCAAAAGCTCGTGAAGACGGCAAATCAGATTACTTGGCTAGATTTGCAGCTTTATCTTTAGCACATGAAGAATTTAATAGTCTTTTGAAAATACCTACTGAGGCTCGTAACCCTGACGCAGTAAGTTTAGATTTCCTTGACCGTTTAATAGCTCTCTATAAAAGTGTTTTGGATTTCTTTCATCGTAAACTTGCTAATATTGAGAAAGGCCAGAATATTGATGAAAGACTAACTACCTTAGTAGAGCAATTAGTGGCTGTTGAAGCCCAACGTAGATATGAGCTTAAACTTGAGGCTAAAGGTCCTAACCCTATTATAGAGTCTGCGGAAGAGCTTGCTAGAGCAGTAACTGAAAAGGCAACTGAAAAGGTTATAAAAGCAGCCAAGTCACCTATAGTAAGAAAATCAGGTAGTGGCATTATTAGGGGAACAGCTGCACTTGTTGATACCTTAGCCTCGGGACGTTTAGAGGGAGTACTGCAAGTACTAATTGATAAGAAAAACTCTTATCAAGATGGGCAGCTAAAGCTGGGAGAAGGAATAATAAATGCTATCAAAAATCCTCTTGAGGCATATGAATTACTTGTTCGAGGACGTAAGCGTTTAGAAGGTGAAGTTGTACAAGAAATAGCTTCTGTAGGTGAAACACTTAGAGATGCTTTTGAAGATAAAAATCTACCTGCAGAGACTAAAGATGCAATTACAGCTGTACTCTTACGTTCAGGAGTACATAATCTTGCAGCAGCAGGGTTTACCTTAAGTGATATAGAAAACTTGATAGGCAATACTACTGCAATAAAAGCAGAGATTAAAAAACTTGAAGACACTCTAGATCAGTTTGGAGCACTTAAAGCAGAATTTATTGAAAATGCAAATGCACTAGGTTTTAGTAGAATAGGGGGAGAAACTAAGGTTCAGGAGTTTAAACACAATGCTTACCAAATAACTAGGCGTTTTGGTGTTAATAGGAATGTAGATCCTCTTAATGAATCACAGCTAAAACGAGCTGATAAAACTATCAAATCATTGATCACATTGTATGCATTATTTTACTTAGAAGGCGGAGATACAACAAGAAAGCAGTCAGCAGAAATTAAAAAACTTATGCAAACAGAAAATGCCCGATCTGTAGAAGAGGGTAATGGTATTGAATTAGCTCTTGGTTTACATAAAGCATTAGAAGATCAGGCATTAATTGAAGAATTTGATGGTAACCCAGTAAAAATGGTGCATGGATATGTGCCAGAAATTTATAACTATCGTATAAAAGTAGAGACAGCAACTGAGGCAGAAGGCAAAGAGCTTATTAATCAGAGGTATGTTAAGAGTAGTTTACCAGTACCAATTGACCCAGGCGATCCAAATCAAGAACCTAAATACCTTTATACACTTTTAGATGGTGGTATGCCGCCATACTTAACTTCTGCTGTCGGGTTCGGTAGTCTTAAGAGTAAGGGTACCTCAGTCTATGATAATTATATGTTGCCAAATACAGTAGCTGGACAATCTAATTTGGCTATACATAACCATATTATGAAACACCGTAACAGGAACAGAATAAAACCTTCAGCAAACTTTAATCCAACTAAAGTGAAAGAAAATTATGCAGCACCTATCTATAGTGATAAGGGTGACATAGTAGGAATGAGATACTTAATGACTACAAGGACTAGGAATACTTTACTAGAACGCGATAATAACTATGAGTCAGTATTAGGAGAATTAGCGGGTTCTATTATGGGTAAGAAAAGTACTATAGAGCAGAACAAGGTAGCCATCAAAATTATGCGAGAACAGTATGAACTAGAGTATATTACTAGGGGTAAATCATATCTATTAGTTGGAGAGGATAGTTCTGATCCAGAATTAAAGGCTATTTGGGATAGGCTTCCTACCCAGACAAAGAAGGATGTTAAAGAAATTTGGGATCGTAATGGGGTAATGATTCGTAGAGATTCGGTAGATATATTATTTGGATACCCAAAAGTGGGAATGGGTGATATGTTCAGACGGGCAAATGATGAACGTATGATTAGAAAGGCTAAAAATCTTCCTACTAATTTACAGGATTTAGAGGAAATTACTAAAGTAGAGAAACTTGTTATTGCTGTAATAGAGGGAATGTTACGTACAAACCATAGATTGCGAGGCCATACTGAAGATGAAGCTAAAGACTATGCTAAGGGTGCAGCATACTTAGTATCTAGAGGTGAGAATATGTGGCAAGGTGTAGTTACTGAAGTAAAGGATATAATAGTTGTAAAAAGTGGTATCGTATTATTAGGTAATATGACTAGTAATATCTCAATGTTATATTTGCAAGGGGTGCCTATGGCGGATGCTGTTAAGTACACCATAGTAGCGTATAACTCTGCCACTCAACATAAGAAAGATCTTAATGAGTTAAATAGTCTACGTATTTCATTAACAGCAAACTATACCAAAGGTAATCAAAACCGTATTACCCAACGTATGACTGAACTAGAGGATTCTATTAAACGTAATCCAGTAACTCCACTAATAAATGCTGGTCTAATGCCAACAATTGTAGAAGATTTAGATATGACTGAAGATAAGTACTCTTTCAAAAGTGTACTTACAAAGAAAGTTGAGAAACAGCTTGATAAACTACCTGATGGAATGGTAAAAGTTCTCCGTGCAGCATATATGACTAGAGATAGTAAAATGTACCAAGGGCTGGCACATCTTACACAGATGTCAGATTTTACATCTCGATATGCCTTATATCAACATCAGACTACGCGTACAAAAAATAGACTATCCCATGAAGAGGCTATTCGACATGCTAGCAGATCTTTTGTAAATTACGATATTCCATTACATCGTTGGCTACAATACAGTGATGATATGGGGCTTACTTTATTTACTAAGTATTTCTTATATATACAAAGTGAATTGCTAAGGGTAGTTAAAGGAAACCCTGGACGAGCACTTTCGCTATTAATGATGCAAAATTATCTAGACATTCTGCCACCTCATATCATAGAAAGTTCTATGTTCGCGCATGCAGGCAATATCCCTCTTGGTTCAGGCATCTTTAGATATCCTGATGCAGTGCAAACTATACCTGCTATGGCAGGTGCTCTTGCGATATTAAAATGATATGAAGATCCCAAAGGAATTCACATTAGGCGCAATTACTTGGAAGGTCAAGATAGTGGAGGATTTGCCTGATAGAATGGGACAATCAGATTTTCGGAATGCTACAATATTAATTGAAAAGAATGCTAATAAGAAAGTCATGGAACAGACGTTCTGCCATGAATTGTTACATACTTTGTTTTATTCTACGGGTAGGTCAGACAATCATGATGAGATATTGATTGATGGTCTTGCACATTCATTACATCAATACCTAGTTGAGATGTACAAAGAATAGAGTACCGGTTACGTTATCCGGCATCACACCATACTACATAGCACTTGGCTCGTCCCTTAACCAACCGCCCTTCATATGGCATGATCGCATAGCTTACTTATCTTGGTTACTTTCGTAGCCTGATTTAATACCTTCACCAATAACTACTAGTAATACAAATATAGTAACTAACCAGCCAAGCGCACTGCCTACGGTTATTGCAACCATATTAACAGCAGCTGCTATGACGAATACTACAGCAGCAAGTATGAAATAACCAATATATTTTAGTATTTGCATAATGGTCTACTTATGTAAAGATACTAGTAGTCTTTCCTACTTCAGGTTCTGCTTTAGGTGTTGGCTGAGGACTTGACTTTATTGGTGTAGCTGCACCAGCTTCTTCAATACTAATTGTAGCCAGTACTCCGGAGTCTTTACGTGTAGAGCTAAACTTAATATCTACTGTTTTATTTTGTAGATTAAAGCCTTGCTTTACAAGGTATAGGTGTAGGGCTCCAGCAACTTCTTTTTGTTGTAAGTTAATTATCATTTCTATCCTTAAGATTGTGTTGGCATTATAGCCAACAATTGTTGAAAAGAATTACCAGCCATACCTGCATATATACTAGCTACTGCATCAGCCATATGTTCGGCTTTAGCTTCACTAACTAATATCTTATTATGTTGAGTATATGTAGGCCAGTTACCTTCTGGGTGTTGATGCAAAGCCCAAGAGATCATCTGCTTCTTAGTGGCAGTTTTCATCCCTGGACCTGCTAGTTTAACCTCAGTAGGTGTTACCTCAAAGAAAGGTATCCCATTCGCTCTCAGTGCGCCTAAGACCCCTACACAGATACCATAGGATGCCATAGCACGGGCTGATTGTGACCCAACGGGCACTTCGATAAATACTGCATTGGCTCCTTTAGTAGCAATAACTGTTTCTTTATAGAGCTGGAACGCTGATTCAAGATCAAGACTATTCTGACGAACCCGTTTTCCCGAAGGGAGAACAGGGTTCACAACAGAAAGCTTATCGAGAGTTAGTTTTTTAGTTACCAGATCTAAAGTTGCAGTAGCCAAGCCCCAGTTACGGAGTGATGGATCAATACCAATTACTTTAAGTTTATTCTTTAGTAGGGGCATCAGTAGCCTCAGTAGCTGAGTTTTCAACAGCAAAGGGTAAAGTACCTAACTCGATTAAACTTAGTTGGATACCTGCCTTAAAGCCATCAAGAAATTTACCTTTCATAGTAATCTTAGTATCGTCATCAACTACCATGACAGTACCTTCAGGAATTTCTCTCATATGCTCTAGAGTTGCTACTTTCTTCTCATGCCACTTAGTTAAGATAACTACCATTTGATGTATATCATCTATCTGGACAATCTCATTAGGTGCCTCTACTTTTTCTTCTTCGCTCATCAGTGTTATCCTTATTCGTCTGTGAATAGGCTAGCCGTAGGTTTTCTACTAGCTATAGGAGTTACAGCTGCTGTAGGAGTACCTGAGGTACCATCTACTGGAACAAATTTATCTTGGGTCTTACCGGCCCATTTCTTTTCCCAATTGTCGATGGTAGTAGCATTCTCTGCTTTAGCCCGCACTTCTGTAACAGTCATGTTATCTGAGGCACGAAATACTTTATTAATCTCAGTCTTTTCGTAGAAAGCACCTGATGGATCGTTTACGTAAGTGCCAGCACTATTCTTAACATGTTTATTAAGTTTTTGTTTAACTAGACCAAGCTTAACATCCTTGCCTAATAGTTCAACAAGCATCTCTACTTTAGTTGGTACATCAGCCTTAGCAGTATTGTTGTATACATTTACTACTTTAGTTTCAGGTTCTAGTTCATGTAACTGTTTGCCACAAGCTAGTAGTGATAGTGACTGTGCTTTCAAGAAGTCAGGTAGATAGACTTTCTCACCAGACTTGCTCTGGTAATAATTTTTATTACCTTTTGCATTTCCAGAAGCTGTATAAAGAGTTTGTTTAAACTCTTGACCATTAGGAGTACTAGCCTGTAAGACTAGACCTGTAGCACCTGATGCAGTGGTCATGCCATAAGCAAGAGTAATGGTAGCGCTATAAGCACCAGACTCTAGTGGAGCATATGTACTGATAACATCATTTTCATCAGCAATATCAGGTGATGTGGTTTGATTTTTAAATAATGACATAATAATTTTGTTTCCTATAAAATTTAAAAAAGTGAATCTACTGCGGTAATTACTTGTAATATTCCTCAAGTCGATCTAACACTAATTGAATATTGTTATCAATGAATGTTTCTTTAGTATCAAATAAGCCAAGTGGACTACGTATCCTCTCGTTTACTGTCTCTTTAGTAATCTTTGTTTGGAAGACATACTTAAAGCCTAGGGCTTCTTCTTCCGGTGTAATGGTTAGTAATGGTGATGCATAATCTTTTAACTGCTTTAGATTAACTTTCTTAGCTGCAATAACTACACTGAACCAAGATTCAATTCCATTATTCTTCAGAGAACCCTTAACAGGGACCTTAGTCTCCATTAACATCTCACCTTCATTAAGAGTATCTAAGGTATGTGCAGTGAAGATTACACGCTTAGTTGATACAGCAACATACTGCTGCATTAGTCTCTTAAAGTACTGAGCGAAATCTCCCCAAGCTTTCATTCCATTAGCAGAATCTACAATGTAATTCGTCTCATACATATCAAGAAGGTATGTAAGACTATCTATTACAATCGTATGGGTCTTTGGCTTAGTCTCTGCACGGTTAAATACCTCATACATCTGAAGCGGGTCTGTAATTGTATGTTGCTCAAAGCCAGCTTTAAAAGGTAATCGTTTACCTGCTTCACAGTTTGCATAAAATACTCCTGCAGGGTTAGGCATATTCATGAGGGATGCAGATTTACCTGCAGCGCTCTTACCCACTATTAAGACTAGATGATCATTAACAGTACTCATAGGTTTCCTTATATATTAAATTTATAAAAACGTGCGGAGGCACGCTTATTTCTTAGCAATATTCTTAGCAACTGTAATTAGAATAGTGCTCATTACTTCAGCTTCTTCCAATTTATCAGGGATCTTGTCATTAAGAGCTAAAACACGCTGACGTATACCTTCAAAATCAAAACCACTATCAAGTAGTAATAGTGCATATCTCAGGAGAAGGTTATTGCGATTGCCATCACCAATATTATTAATTACCCAGCGCTCTAAGTTATCCATAGAGTGTTGCGAATTTAATAAGATCTTACGTTCCTCATTTTTACTGGTTTTCGGTATGAAGGATAAGACATCGAGGAGTTCTCCATCATTGTATTCATACTGTTTAGGGTGTGCTAACCACTTACGTGCCCGTTGATTAGTAGCAGTATCTACTTCAAAAGGTAGCCACTCATATATATTGTGCATAAACTCTTTAAAGTCTTTACCATCAAGGGTCAGTTCATAATTCAGAGGCAATACAATACGGAAGCGATGCTCCTGTTTTGTATGGCGTTTTGTCGTATACAATAGGTATTTATACTTTTCTAGTAATAACTTTGCTGTCTCAATATTGACTCCATGATCTATATCAAGCACTACTAAGTTAAAGCCAGGTATCACATTTTCCTCATTACGATACCCATTGTTTAAATGGTGAGCTGTCCAATGCATCCCTGATGCTTGAGCTACTTGATGTAATTTATCAAAAGGTACATGTTCGTTCAGGTAGTCTGTGGTCATATCTTGGCTGTACGCAATTACCATTTTGGATAGGTTAGTCTCCTTTAGTGTTTCACCACGTAAAAATTCTATACCTTCTGAGAATGATTTCTTGATAATGATATTGTTTTTATACCCGTAAGCAGTAGCTAGGGTCATAAGTTCACTTTTATAGCTTGCACCACCCTTATAGAAAGGTAAGTCTTCAGCTAAGTCTGCCTGTGTAACATCATTACCAACTGAAGCAATGTACTTAGCTAGCTTTACCCAAGGCTTATCTCTAGTTAGGAGTAACGTAAACGCCTCACCTGAGTCTTCGGCTAGCTTAATAGCATTGTAGATGTGAGTTTCAGTTACTTCTGGAGAGTCATCAATGAATGCATATGCTCCAGCAAGCTTTAATACTTTAAAGTTACGCTCTGACATCTCCCTCTTCTGTACTTCTAGGTGGTCCGGTAGTTTGTCAGCACGCTTCTCACAGTACAACTGATATTCATTAAGCGTAATACAGGTAGCCTTACTCATTGTAAGCTTCTTATTAGCGTTAATTATGTCAGCTAGGTTATCTAACCGATCTTCTAATGCATCCAGTAGTGCTTGGTTGTTATTGTTTGTACGATCTATATACATTTGTTCTGCAGTACGGTTAGCTTTCCTGCTTGAATTACGTATATATCCAAAGAAACAACGTCTAGCGTAACCTTGGTTAAGCATTGTCATTAAAGCTTCTTCAGTTTTAGCGCCGTCGAATAATCTATTTGGTACTCCGAACATTAATAAGTTAGCAGGCGTGTTACCAATGATTTCTTCATTGCGAATATTGTCAGAGGTATTCTTAATTAACTTCTGCTTGATTGTCCCTTTGTCAAATAACTCAAT